TGTCTGAATTCTCGCTGTCGAAAATCTCAGCATGCTGATTTTCGTATCTTTTGTACTCCAGGCCGAATAGTGCATTCAATCCTGGCTCTAGTTCTTTAACTAGTTGTGATCGTGATATTGCCATAATATTATTCTCCTATCCTATTATATGCCTGCCGTTTGTTTCAAGAAGTGTTCGTTGATAGTAACAACTACATTCGGATTAGCCGAACTTAAGTCACTATTATCAGGATCTTTTGAAACTCCGATTATTTTTAATTGAGCAGCAGTGTTTGCCATTGTTCCAGAAATTTCAACTTTTGAAACAAAGTTTGGTGAACTACCAGCTGCGTATACTATGTCAGCACAATTACCAATGTTTGTTTGGGCAACTGTACCAGCACTTTGAACTTCAAACCTTTCATAAGGGTCATCAGAAATGAATCCAACGATGTCTGTTGCAGCGTTAGATGCAGCTAAATGATTTTCCCATGTAGGTTTTGAGCTCGAAGAGTCAGTATAAAAGACACCGTTAAGTGAGCCTAATAAAACGTCCCCCGCTGCAGCTACACCAATAGTTCCAGTTGCTAACATTTGCACTGGATCGTTTTGATATATAGCTGTTGCAGAAGCTGCAATACTATATTCACTTAGACCTTGATTGTCTTTATTCTGACCAACTTTACCGATTGCTTTCAATCCGAAAGCAGCGTCTTTATTAGCCATATTTTTTCTCCTTTTGTAAAACTAATTAAATAGTTTTACGGTTAATGTTAATTCAATGGTAGGGATTAACCCGAGAATCGTTAAAAAATTAACTTTTCTTTGTACCACCGAAAGTTACACGAGTCTGCCTCTCATTATTGATAGGCATACTTGGATGCTGCTCCTTCATAAGATCGTTGTTAACTGCATCATCTCGATCCTTAGTTTGCTGTGCAAAATAAGCTTGTCGAGCTTTTGCGATCTCCTCTGGTATCCTTGCCAGCACAAGGCCGCCAACTCCGATTACTCCTGCGTACTTGCCTTCGGCCACTTGAGGGTAAGAATGGTCTGGATATTCATCTGCTCTAACGAGTTCCCAGCCAGATCTAAATTTACCTGACATGTTTTTTGTATCGTCAAAACCTAATACCTCAGTTCTTATCCATCTGTGTCTGAATCCGTCAGGCGCAGGTGGTGCATCTAAAGATGATGGTGGAGTCCAAGTCGTAGGTCTTTTGTTTTTTTCCCTTGACTGACTCGCACGAGAAGTTTTGTTATCTGTTTTATTTTCCATATGCTTATACCTCCTTCGTGATTTTTAATTGTTTCGCATATTCTTCCAATGGCACTCCTAATTTTTTAGCGATTGCAACCTGAGAAGGGGTGAGTCTCACGGTTTTGCGACCAGGTTTTACACTTCGCTTCGCTGAAGCTACTATTTGTGTCGGTTTGGTCGTATTATTTTCAACCTTAGTTGAACTTGTATCAAATTTGTGCGGAAATTCAAGTCTTATTCTTTTATCAACTTCTGCATAATATTCGTCGCTTGAAGGATCATATCCTTCTTCCTCAGTTAGCTTTTTATGTATGTCAAAAGCCGTATAAGTCATAGCAGTATCAGTGCCAAACCATCTGTTTTTAGCTCCCCAAGACTCTGCTTTAGGATCTGTCATTTCAGTTCGTTGTGGCGTGATTCTAGGCGTTTCTTGCTCTCTTGGAGCAGATTTAACTGCTTCTTCAGCCATTGCTTTGGCTTCTATAAGTCTAGCTTCTTCATATCCTAGTTTTGCTATTTCTTTTTGAGCTTCAATTTCAGCTGCAAAATCTTGCGCTTCTCTAGCTGCTGCTAGTTTAGCGGCTGCTGCTTGCATACCTGATTTTATTCGCTCTTCTCTGTCTTTAACACCAGCTTGTTCTACTGAAGAATATTTTTTTTCTAACTTTTCTCTTTGTTCTTTTTGGATTTGAGCAAAAGTTATTGCTTCGTCTTTTTGACGTTCTGCTTCTCTCCATTTTTTAGTTAGTTTAGCAATTCTTCTTTGTACAGATTCACTGTACTGTTCTAATTCTTCTTTCTTCTGTTCAGGTTTTTCTTCCTGTTTAGTCTCTTGCTTCTCGTCGCTCGCTTCTACAGTCTCGTCAGTAGAATCTTGTGGCGCGGAGCTAGGGTCTTCTTTAGTTTCAACTTCGTTCTCAGGTTTCTGATCTTCTAACTCAATATCAGCACCAGGACCTGTAGTATCGATGTCAACCATATTTTGTGTTTCTTGTTCTTGCATAGTCTCCTCCTATGTTAAATGTAATGCAACACAGCTTCAGGATCTTTTATAGTTCCTAAAACTTCGTCGTCGTTTAAAATACGGATTTCTCCGCCTTCTATTGGTAATCGTGATCCTGCATATCTTGCAAAGATCACCCAATCTCCTTTTTTGCACCAAGGACCAGTTTCAAATTTATCTTTGTCCATATATGCAAGTGGGCCCATCTTTAAAACATAACCGCAGTTAGTTGCGATTCTTGCTTTGTCTAAAGATTCTTGGGCAATAATTAATCCACCTTTAGTTTTTTCTTTTGGTGTAAAAGGTAAAACTAAAAGTCTCCAACCAGATGGTTCAGGTAAGTCATCGACGACTCCTTGAATATTTTCTGGATCTAATCTTTTTGTTTCTGTTGATTTGTATTTTTCCTCTAAAGCGTTTTTAAGCTTCGGGATCTCGTTGTCCGAATTCGACAACGTTTGTGAGGTCTCTGAATTGTTCATCTTCTTTTTGCTCCTTCTTGTTTAGCAGGTTAGAGATTTCCTGTGAAATATATTGGTAGGCATGTGCCTGACCTAACATATACTTGTATTTTTCCATGTTGTCAACTCCTCCAGCAATCATGGCGTCACCAACATTTTGGTAACTTTCTTTTAACATTTTTTGTATCTTTTGTATTAGGATTAAATCATCCATCTATTGTTTTAGCAGTTCCATTTTCTCAAGGATTTATTGATTCTTGAGTTAGGATCTCTTGCTGTTTTAGCAGAAGTTAATCTTTTTTTCATTCCAGACATTCTGGCACAAAATGATTTTCTTCTGTTTGCAGCCTTGCTACCTTTCTTTAGTTTTGAAGGTTTTGTGGTTACAGCCATAGATAATTTAGAACCAGGATTTGCTCTTCTGTAAGATGCAATACCTTTTCTATTTAATCCACCTGATTTAGATTTACCTTCTTTTCTTTGCCACGCAGGAGACTTACTTCCTGATCTAAGCCCCGTTCTTGGGACTTCTTGTCCTCTAGGATAAGGAACCTTCATCTCTAACTGATCAAAGATTTTAGGTGTTCCACGTTGCAGAAATGCTCTGCCATATCCTTTTTTTGCTATCATTTTTTCTTCTTTAGTTGTTTTTTATGAACTAAATATTTACTTGATGCTGTGTGTTTTTTACCAGACATAAGTCTACCTTTGGCATCCTTATGTGTGGCTCCTTTGTATTCTTTTCCACTTTTAAAATAATGTTTTACACCTTTGGCCATATTATTTTTTCTTTTTCTTAGGAAAGCCAGCTTTCATATTAGCATAAGCTTTCTTTGATATTGTTGATTTAGACTTAGGTCTCGATATACCTAATTTTTTTCTTCTGTTAATGTTGGCCCATAAGCCAGGTTTTTTAGAAGGCATTATTTTTTACTCCCATATTTATATCCCATTCTTTTTGCTACTTCAGGTGCTTTCTTTTTTAGCATTCTGATTCCTTTTCCTTTTTTACCAGCAGGTATTTTTTTCTTTTTCATTTCATTCTCCTTATTTTTTGTTCATGTTCATAATGTCTGTAGCCTTAAGTCCGTAAATTGCAGCGACTACTGACGCCCATAATCCGACAATCCACCAGGGCATCTCTTGCAATTTTTGAAAATACAAGTCAATCTTCTCTTGCATCTTTTCATCTTCTGCAAAAACAGAATATGCAAGCAAAAACAGAGGACTTGACAAAACTAAAAGTACAAATTCGTCCTTCCAGTCGCCTTTCTGGGCATCTGTAATTTTTCCAGAAAATTCTATTTCTCCCCGCTTCATTTTTTCTATATGCAGGAGTTTAGCCTCTGACATTGCAACATCAGCTGCTTTTTTATTTTTGTAAATCTCTAGTCCAGCCTTAAAACCTTGGCCTAAAAGTCCCCACGGAAACATATTAGTACCAAGTTGCTGATCTTTTTTTCTCTGCTAGAACTTTTCCTTGACCTTGAACCATGTCTTTTTGAGATTCATTTGGTTTTGTCATCTTAACTTCTTTGATTTTCTCACAAGAATAAGTTCCTGACATTTGTTTTTTGTTTTTTTTCATATTAGCCTCTTTTTTTGCTTTTACCTGCTTGAGAAAGAGCAATTGCAATCGCTTGTTTACGACTTTTTACTTTTTTACTACTTTTCCCAATGTTGAGTTCACCTTTTTTGAACTCTTTCATTACTTTTTTAACTTTTTTCTGTGCTTTTGTCGACATTTATCTATCCTTTTTAAGTTGCGCCGATAAAATTGTCTTTTCTATCGACGTATCAGCTCTTAATCTAGCCAATTCTTCGTTTTGATTTAACTTTTGTTGTGTAGTTGATTGATTCATCATTGCTCTCATTCGATCTAAGTTACTTCTATCTTGATCAGCTTTACGTTTTCTATCATTTTCTTGTGCTTGAAGGTCTAATTCTCTTGCTCTAAGTTTAGCAATAGGATCATTATCAAATTGAGAAGTTATTTTTTTCTCTTCGTTCATAAATTCTTCCATCATATCAGCAATCAACTGTGCTTTTCTTGCTTCAATCTTTTCAGAAATCATTTTAATTTGCATTTGAACATTAGGATCTTGCATCGCTTGTGGGTTTTGTTGAATAGCAGCTACTTGTTGCATCTCATTTCTAAATTCAATCTCAACTTGTTCTTGAGCCATTAATGAAATGTGTTCAAAACAATTTTTTTCTAATGAAGCCATAACCACAGGAGCATTTCTTGCCATATTAGTAGCCATAAAATTTAAATGCGCTGTAATGTGTGCTCTGTGATCTTGACCAGGAAATGCTTGGAACGGTTTCCCAGCGAGAGCATCAATGTGTTCTAACGCTGGGTCCTTTGGTTGAGGTGGTTGTGGTCGAATTAAAATTTTATCTATGTCTTTTACACCTAATGCTTCATACATATTTCTGTAAACTTCATACTGATTATGGATGGCAGGATTTGAGGCTGCCAATTGCATTTCCGTTTGCGCAAGGGAAATACGCTGTGTCTGTGAGAAAATATTGGGATCAGCAACTGGCAGTATATCAACCCTATCATCAAAATCCGATTGCTTGATAGTCTTTTGACCACCAACAACATCGTATGGATATTCTTGAGGTAGATATAACTTAAAAACTCTTGCTAGTAATTTAAACTCAGATCGTAGTGCTGCATAAATTCTTTTGTGAATCGCAGACATTGTTCTCGATCCTCTTTCTAAAAGCGCAACGGTCGTGCCCACTGCCGCTTGTTGATTACCCTCTCCTACTTGAAGATCAGCTATAGATGCGAAACGCTGACCAGCTTGTACCACGACGCCCATAAGTGCTAATAGGGTTTGAGACGGCTCCTTAAATGGAAGCATCATAAATGCATCTCTAATATTTCCTCCTGGTGCGTCTACATCTCTAAATTCTCCAGGTTGAATAGATTGTGCATCGTCTCTGATTCTTATTCCTCTTTGTTTAAAACCTGCTGGCAGATTAGATAACGTTCCCGCATCTAAGAGCTGTCTTAAAGCAGCGGTCGCTGTTCTTGACAGTCCACCTATCATGTGGATTAGACCGAAACCATAAAATCCTAAACCTGGTAAAAATTTAAAATGTACAAAATATTGTATTTTAGTTTTTTTAGGGTCACCTACTTCATAGTTTCTTCTAATAGAAAGAATCTCTCTAGAGTTTTCTTCAATTGTTACAATGTAAGGAAGTTTAATACCTGTTGGCTCGCCGTCTTGACCCATATCTTCAAAACCTTCTAAATCTAAATTAACGTGACATTCTAATAAATTAAAAATATCTTCGTTTCTTGATTTAGTCTGTCCTTCAAGTTCTCTTTCCTTTTGTGTTACTTCTGACTCTTGTACGTCGCCTGGTTTTAATTCTATATCTCTATAGAAACCAGCAACTTGTTGTTTACGCATTTCATTTTCAGAAATTTTTACAACGTGAATAATTGATTCCGCATCATCTAATGAGGTAGCTGAATACGGAACAATTAAGTCTTCCGCAGGGACAAACTTAGAAACAGCTCGTCCTAATATTTCATCATAGTAAACTTTTTTAAATGATGAACCTGCTAAAGGTAAATAAAATAACATTTGATCAAACTCTGGTTCATATTCTTTCATCTGATCCATAATTTGATAATTCATAAAATCTTTTACTCTTAAAGATTGTTGTTCTTTTTCTGGAGTAGATAGACCTAAGATTTGTGTTCTTACTGGTCCTTCTGCTGGTAATAATTCTTTGTAAGCTAATGCTTGAAACTGAGTTACAGCTTCTGCTAACACAGGGTGTGTTGCACCAGATGCTCCTTGGAATGGTTCTGTTCTTTGATCATATTTAAATCCTAAAAGATCTAAACCTTCTCTGTAAGTTCTTTCCCATTCTTTTCTAGAATTTTTATAGTCTTGATAATTTTCAAAAAGTTCTGAGCCAAGCTCACCTAAAATATCTTCTGGTAAATGTTCAGCTAAATTTGCGTAATGGTTTTCTGCACCTTCAACAGAAGCAATTGCGGGATCATAATTAATATCTACAGATCCATCTTCGTTTTGTGTAAATTCAACAGGCTGACCAGCTTCAGCAATTTGCTCTTGTTCTTCAAGTTGCGCTTGTTCTATTTCTTCAGGTGCTGGAACGTTTATTGTTTGCTCTACGTTCGGTA